CCAGATAGATGCGGGTTATAATTCTAGGATAGGCTTGCCACAAAGAGAAAATACACAATTACAAGAAGATATGATCTCACAATTCAATAAAGAAAGCATAGCCCGCACGTCGCCAGCACAGCAGACCCCACAGTTCGGCGGTCTTGGTTCAATGAACAGCGGCGGTATGGGCTACGGTAATATGTTCCGTATGCAAAACGAACGGATGCCACAGTATGGCGGCTACGGTGGCTATGGCGGCGGTATGCGCCCACAGCCTTATCAACAGATGCCACAGCCCCAATACCAGCCCTATGCAAGCCCGTATCAACAGCAGTATCCACAGCCACAGCGTTACGGCGGCTACGGTCGTCAGCAGCAATACGGCGGATATGGTGGTGGCTACGGTGGTATGCAGAACCAATACCAACCACAACAATACGGTGGTGGCGGTTACGGTCAGCAGTATGGCGGCGGTTACGGCCAACAATCGGGTCAACAATACGGCGGTGGATACGGCCAACAATACGGCGGCGGTTACGGTAACCAGAACAATTATCAGAGTTATGGTGGCCAGAATCAGGATAAACCACCGTATCCACCGATGTATTAAAAAAGGGGAGCTTAATTGCTCCCCTTTGCTTAACGTGTTTTCCACTCTTGGATTGTTTCTTTTAGCGCTAACGCGGCTGACACAACCAACATAACACGATACAGCATCATGTTTATATCCAAGGTCCATTCGATAAATGCCAATACGGCATAAGACATAATGGCTCCGAGAACCATGTAGACAGCCCATATTACAATTCCAGTAAAGATTTCAACCTTTTTAAAATCTTCTGGAAAGAAGTTGTTTAAGTCCATCGTGCTTTTCCTTTTAACACTACAGCATCTCCAACGATGCCTGTTCCAACAAGTGCAGTAGCTTCGTCATTCATAGGTAGTCCTAATAGCAATCCTTCTTCATTAACAAGGATTTGCCAGCTTTTGTTAATGGGCGATTTGACCATTTGGACAAAGCCACCAACAAGATTTTGTGCCTCTTCAAGAGATGGCGAATTTTCTTTAAAAACATGAATCATATCTAATCTCCTTTTCTAATATGCTATCATTAGCATATAATCCCATACAGTGTCAATGGTTTTGATCAGTTGCCCCTGATGAATGTGCGACATATGAACATGTATCTAAAGGCCCGCCAGTTACGCCGAGAAGGTTAAGAGGCCCGCCCGCAGTCTTCCTATACTTGCCAATCTGTCCTGATTCAAGAAGCGCTGTGACGGTGTTCTTGAGCGTGGTTTCTCCAACACCTTTAAGCGCCGCAACAGATAATTCGATAGGTGGCAATGTCCTGATGATTTCAAAGATACCGTCGTTTCTGCCGCTTGTGGTGAGTGCAAGACCTTGGTATTCGCGCATTTGGATTAGATCAAGAACATGACGCTTACGCTCTGCAAAGCGATCAGATGTTGATAGAGATGAAATGTCTTCACTACGATCTTCTAATAGACCAGTATCAGAATTTCTGATAAACTTTCGAATTTCGCGATTAGCTGGCCCGTTTGATTTAACAACCGCACCATCAAACACGGTATTACGCGCATATGGGATGTTTAAATCTTTACAGCGCTCTCGTGCAGTTTTCTCATCCACTTGCCACACTGAGAACGCGCAGCGCACACCATCAACAATAGCTGATGTACCTCGAATAAGATTACGAGCTTGCTCTGGAGTGGTGATAGGATCGTTGTCGCGGATTTTGGCCATGTGGTGATTAACCATGACTGTAGCGCCAGTCTCAGTTGCGATCTGTGCAAGTAGGCCCATGAACGCGGCCCCTGCCGCTGGATCAGCGTTGATGTCAGCGTGAACAAACGATGCCATAGGGTCAACGATAAGAAGCACCAAGTTATCCATGTCTAATATTTGATCGTATATGCGCTCAAACTCTGCGCCCATGACATATGTATTGTCGATCTTTTGCATCATTGGAAACACACCGCCGAGGTTTGGCAATGGCAGAATGCGAAGTTCGTGGTCATAATGTCTGCGATTATTATGTGGATCTAAGCGCTCAATACGTCTGTGAATTTCGTCCTTGTCGTCTTCAGCTGATAAGATGATTGCTTTGCCAAAGTGGGATACAAGCCCACCAAACGACCGCTGCATACTTGCGCCAGACGCAACCTTCATGGCTAGATCTAGCGTCATCATACCTTTACCCGAATCGCCCGCTGCCGCAAAAACGACAGGAACGCTTAGAGGAATCGTATCGGAGATAAGAAACTTCTGTTCAGGCGCACGGCCCTGAAACATTTTTGAAATCAAAAGGCTGTCATCAAGGAGGGAAATAGCCTTTTTAATCTTTGTCTGGCTTAATTTAATAAAGCGTCCTACATCAAAGCCCTCGTCGATAGCGTCGGCTGCGTCCCACTTCTCTGGCTTGTCAGCGGGGATTTTCATCATGGTGACGGACAAGGCCCCAGCAAGACGTGCTTGGTTTTCCACAATGGCCGCGAGCTTCTTACCCGCTGCGTCATTATCAGGCCAAACCAGAACATTTTTATCTTTAAAGGGTGTGAAGTCGAACTTCTCAGTAACACGGTCTGTAAGCATCCCAGCGCCGCCTAGAGTACATGTAGCTGTTAAGCCGAACATATTGAGCGCGTCAGCACATTTCTCGCCCTCGACCCAAATAACTGTGTCGCTAGATAAAATGTTCGGGATATTATAGAGCGGACGAATCTCCGGGATACCAGCACGCTCATTGATAAACTGCCTGAATTGTTTCTTTGGCTTCCCGGCATTATCCAGAACAATTTCTCCGGTTTCTTCCCGGTCATAGTATTTCCGTACTGTGCAAAGAACTTCTCCATCACCTGATAGGTAATCGTACTCTCCATCATACGGTGTATCGTATGTAATCACACGCTTTGGGACAACTTGTTCGGGTTGTTTCACCTCAACTGGTGGCTGCTGAACTTCAGCTAGATGCGGCTTAATTGGGTTTTCTGGTGGAGCCACATAGTCCTGACCCATGTAGTCATGGAAGTGATCCGCAACGTCTTTCATTGTCCAGTTACGCCCAGCCATCAATACTTTGGTAATGCCACCGATTCCATCACCTGATTCAAAATCCTTTCCAGATAAGAACCAAGGACTATTAACGTCGATGTTAATTTTAAGGGATTGACCAGCTTCGCCCTGCAATGATCCAAGCAGAAATGTCCCGCCGTGGCGGACCCCATTGGGGTAAGTATCGAATAGGGCTTGAAGCTGTGCAGTGCGTGGAACGCTTTCGCTGATACGCTGTGCTACGTCTTTGCCGTATTTACTATTGCTACCACGAACTATTTGCATTATTATTTTCCTTGTTCAAGTGGATATGTCTGGGTCGGAGTTTGCGCTTCGGCCCAGTTTCTTTTTTATTCAGCCCAACAGACATTACTATATTCGCAAAACTTACAAAGGAAGAAATCTTTGTTCTGAGCAATGCGCGGTAGAATTTCATTTGCCTTTGTAGCTGTCAATATATTTACGGCTCTATCACTAGCTTCTTGGGCGAGCTTTTTGTCGAACGGCACAAGCTCGTAATATATTTCGCTTGTATTTTTGTTAACGACAGTGAACAGACACGGGTTTTCTGTCAAGTCCATATATGATTGGTAGAGCGCAATCTGCGTTGCATATACGGAATTTGCCTTGGCTACACCATGCCTAACAAACGATTTAAACTTACTATCGTTCGCTGACTTGCTTTCCCATAGTGCTGGATACGCCATATCAATAGGCCCATCACAAACAACGCCGTCTATGTGTCCTTTGATTTGATCATCTGCAATTGAGAATCCGAATTGCTTTCCGTTTTTGTCTTCTGTTCTGAGGTCGAACTTTGCGTCTCGTAACCACTTGGCCATGTAGTCTTCAATCTGGTGGCCAAATTGAAAAATACGCAACGTCCTCGCGCTAAAAGCTTTTTCTTCATCCTGTGGATACCCCATAAAGCGATATTGAATTTTCCGTGGGCACTCATCACCAATGCTTGATGCACCGATGTATGTACGCTTTTCACGCTTTTCTTCGCCCTTTAGGATAGCTTCGTCAACAGCTTCTTTGATGCTATCAGCGACAGAATCAGAACGGGATAGATGTAGATGGCCAAGTGCCTGTTGACTTAAAGTAAGTGTCTTCGAGTTTTCCAATGTTAATTTCTCCCGTTATTTTTTGTGCTTCTTGCAATCCAAATATCAATGTATGAACTTGTTCTTCAGACAGATCACAGAAACGTGTTTCCCACCCAAATTTACTTAATATGTGTGCCAACTCTTCTATTGGCTTTGGTGCTGTTGTCATATCTACCTCAATGTATTGTTTTTGATTCATGGCTATATAAATCCATAATTTCATCTATCTTTTCGGAGTCTATATCTTTGTTGCGAAATGCTAGGTTAAGTATTTCTGCTCCCTTTACCATTATCCCAGCAGTTCCAAATAAAACAAGTCCGTCGGCTTCTTCTATATGTTTTTCTACCACACCATGTGCGACTTGAGTTACCTCATCAACGTCGAGCGAATTGTTTACAAAACAGACCATTTCATATTCTTCTGTCCGAACGTCATCGTCTTCATCCTCAAGCGCCATAAAGAGATACATCTCAAAACGTGGCATGGCTATTCCTTTCCAGCGAATTCCCCGCCTAGAGAACTATACCCGCATTTATCCGTCCACGAGTCTGCGTGATTGATTGTAGTGATAAGACGGCAAGTTTTCAACCAATCCATCATCAGCGCCACATGAGCAGCTGTTATTTCTCCGTGAGATTCAATCGCGCCAAGTGCGATTACATTCCATCCTTTAGCAATGCGATCATGGGTAAAGTAAGCATCGCCGTAATCTTTTGCCCTATCGCCGTTAATCAACTGCTTGGCGTTGTCTAATATTTGATCTCTATTCAACGGTCTTCTCCAGTAAGAATTTTCCATTTAGACGCAATTAAGCGATCAATAGCGTCACGGTTCCAATAGTAGCTCAATACACATGCAGCTTTATACTTTGTCCACGAAAAGTCCATGAACGTAACGGTAACCTCAAAGTTACGCAGATGCGCCTTTTGCTTGTCAGTTGCCGCTTCACTGAGCCAGCGCTTTGATTTGTTGGCCGCTGATGTGTCTTCAATGCTGCGCAGGAAGTCATCTGCCGCTGCCATAGCTTGAACCTTTGTCCCAATGGCTACGATCTTCGGCTTTCCAGCTTTTGTCTTGGCAATAGCGATCCAGTGCTGGCCTTCTCTGATCTGGCCTAGCATAGCGAAGCCTTGGAAGCCTGTGGCCATAAGAGCCGAACCCAAGCCGTAGGGGTCGATCCACCTGAATGGAGACATTTTCATCAGGTCGTATTCTGTAAGTTCAAATTCTGTAAGATCTGTCTTTTCTTCACCAATAAAGGCATGGCCACATTGAAGGCATACACGCGCGTTTTTAGGAAGAATGAACCCGCAATTAGGACATTCTTTCTGTGGTGAATCTCCTTCTTGTGCCTCTGGCGCACCGTCAAGGTTTACGGTTTCATCCAATCCACCGTGGGTAATGATGCTGGTTCCGAAGTCGAGAACAAGGCAGTCTGTCTTTACAATGTCGGGATGGATGTTAGGATCAATGATGCGAAGCCCACGTCCAATCATCTGCACCATTGTGGATTTGTAAGAGCATGGGCGCGTTAAGACGATGCAGGACACAGGCTGTGCGTCAAAGCCTTCTGTTAGGACTGATACGTTAACCACAACTTGCACATCACCAAACTCAAGGTCATGCAGGATTTGCGCACGATCATCTTTTGGCGTGTCACCTGTTACGATCTCTGCGTTGATTTCGTTTGCTGTGAACTCATCAAGTAAGTCTTTGGCGTGTTTGATTGTCGAACAGAACACCACTGTTTTACGATCAGCAGCCCTGTCCAGCCATTCACGAACAACTCTTTCGTTGATCACGCGGCGGTTCATAATGGATTCGACTTGCTCCATGTCGTACTCTTTGGCAATAAGCCGAACATTTTGCAGTTCCTCACCTACACCTACGTCGATAACAAACGCCTTTGGTGGGACAAGGAATCCTTCACGGATCAAAGTTGTAAGCTCGATCTGATGCGAACAATTCGTAAAGACTGTCTTCAGACCTTTTCCATCGCCGCGATTCGGCGTGGCTGTAAACCCTACAATTTCCGCGTTCGGGTTATCTTTACGGATTGCGTTAATAACACGAACATATGTTTCAGCAGCAGCGTGGTGGCTTTCGTCGATCACAACCATGTCGAACTTTGGCCGAGCGTCTAGGTTCTTCTCGCGTGAGATTGTTTGCACCATAGAGAACACAGCATCACCGTCCCAGTTTTTTACTGTACCGTTTACAATGCTTGTGGTGATATACGGGTTAACCTTGAGGAACTTCGCTTTGTTCTGTTCAACCAACTCATCACGATGTTGCAGAACGAGAATGCGCTTACCTTTATTGTGGCGCTTGCCAATTAGGGCGGAAAGCATGATTGTCTTTCCTGCGCCAGTTGGGGCCACAACGATTGTATTCTTGTGCGTGTCCAAGGCTGTCATAGCCTCTGAAACTGCAACTTCTTGGTATGGGCGCAATATCATTACTTAATCTCCAAAATAGTAAATTCAGTTACGGGTATGTGGACCACTGGCTCAATATCCTGCCAATCATTTCTATCAACACGACCGCCAGTTTTTATGATCCAATCGCCGTCTAGCTGGGTATAACCAATGCAGTCTTCCCATTCGACTATGATAAGTGCATCAAGACCTGTATCGCGCTTGATTGATTTTGCCGTCATAACTTTTGATAATGATATAATATATGTTTCGTATTTATCTTTAGGGTTCTTACGCTTTTTAACTTCGGCAAACGCCTTAATAACATCTCCGTAAACCAGACAGTAATCCAAGCGATACTGCTTTGGCATTTTAACTGGCGTTAGATGTCCGCCAAAGTAGTTCGTAAACGTCAGGATAATGTCTTGCTCATTGCGCAAGTCCTGACTGCTTTCATAAGTCGGGCGCATTAATCACCTATTTGTTGAAAGTGTTGGGGGGTGTGCGGCCAACGGCCCCCCGTCCGTTGTCTAGCGGGCTTAGAGCGGCCCTGCCACTAGATTACCTAGCAGCCCAGCTTGGCACAGCACCAGTGTTCTGTTGCTGTGGAGCGGGCTGTTGTGCCTGACCCATTGGCTGACCAATAGGTGCAGAATAAATTGGCTGTGGCCCTGATGGGATGTAGCCAGTTACATTTGGCGTCAATGCGAATACAAGACGGTTAGAGTCTGCATACCCATTGGTGCCTTTTTTGATGCCAACCTTGGCACAGACTTCCATGCCGTTAAGCTGATCAACACCGCTGATATTACGCTGCTGTTGGGCTTGTGGTGACATATCGGCTGGATCAAGATTGTTTGCGCTTTCGATGATTGTACGCAACGTGCGCAGACCAATCTCTTTTGCTTGCGGGATGCCGCTTGCGCCTAGTTTGTCCCCATCAACAAAGATACGATCCCAGAACTTGCGCTTGTCGAATTGTCCACCAAGAACGGTAAACTCAAGCTCCATCCATTTAGCCGCAGAGCTTTGCGAGCGCTTAAACCAAGTGCCACGACCGAAGTCAGCAATTTCCATCTCGCCCGGCTTTACTGTGATAATAGCGCGGACAATAGAACCGTCTGTGATCAGGGTGCGTTCCATCTGCATTGGTTCAGATGGCATTACGTTATTTAAATTAAGCATATTAAATTACCTCTTTGCTAGAATTTTGTGTTGCAGGATCGACAAATTGAAGTGGCCGCTCAGATTGAGGTTTTCCATTACTCATCTTTGCGATTAATTTGCCGAGGTTTGGCTCTTCAAGGATATCAAGCCTACCAGAGCGATCTTTGGCTGGATAGCCCCATTCGTTCAGTGGTTGGCAAACGAATGCTCTATACGGCCCATGATCACCAGTTAGAATAGCCATTGTGATCACTTCGTCAACAATTCCGGGCAGTTCGCGCCCAGTTTTGCTACCTTCGATTTGCAGCGAATACTGCTTTCTTCCGTAGTCATCTGTTGTTTCATCTAGGATGCCAACAAAGATAACATTCTTTTCACGGATGTGCTGTAGGTGAGTGAGCCACGACATCATCTCGCGGCCATGCAGACCATATGCAGCCCTTGTATCTAGCTTCCCTGACCGCTCTGAGCGCGATTCAGGTTGTTGCTGACACCACTGGAAGCACAAGCGCCCAGCGACCGTAATTGAGTCCACAAACAGCGTGTCATATTTGGCGATGCTTCCGGCAGGGTCGCCGTGGATTTGGCACACATAGTCGAAGTGCGCTTGGCTGTATGGTTGGTCTTCTGCCAGTGAAGGGTTTGACCCGCCAAGATAGCAAGCAAAGTCACGGCATTCCTGCCATGTCCGTGGCCGAATCACATCAATGTTGTGACCTTCGATAGCTGCGTCACCAGCTTCCAAGTCCATAAACAGCGTTGAGTTGCCGTCTAGGGTACGAGCAAGCGTTGTTTTACCAACGCCGCTTTGTCCGCACACAACGATCTTATGACCTTTCTTTTCCGCAAGACGTTCGTCTGCGCTAATAATTTTCAATCCCATGTTATGCTGCCTTTAATTCTAAAGTATCAAATGAATAGTCTTTCATGTATTCACAAACGAGCGATTTAACATTTTGTCTAAACCCGCTGTGGATAGCAACGGTCGTTTTGTCTTTGTCATAATTGGCAAAGGCATAAAAACCACGCATAAAGAAATCATTGTCTAGGCTAACACCAGAGCGGTTAACCATGATCCTGCGCTCCATTACTTGGCGATACAGATCGACAAACAAGTCTGGCCATTCTTTAATGTCATTGCGCGTAAGACAAGTGTAAATTTCATACGCTGCACTGTGCGTGACTGTGTTGGTAAGAATTGCCATAGCATATGCAGCCCTAAAACCTGTCTGCTTCCAAACGTTTCCGTTTTTAGTAGATGGCTTAATATCATATTCAATTTCAGTTAGAAGCTCTCCAATCTGGCTTTGTAAGACTGGTAAGACATCATCTGGATTTGCTTTGGCAATAGGAGTAGCCGAGCGCAACAAATACTGAATTGGATAAACAATGTCTGACGCTGTTGATAGAACATCAGCGTTTGTCCGTGTTTTGTTTTGATCAAGATATTTGTAAATTTCTTTTTCGTGATAGATGCAGATTGAGTATGGCAAAGTTACGCCAGTTTCAATCTGTGCATTACCCCTATGTTGGTAATTAAGCCCCACCCATTCGCCGTCTACTTTAACCAGAACAATGCTGTCTGGATGTAATACCCAACGGTTTAGGTTCATTTCGCGGACAAGTCTGCGAAAGTTTGGTTTGTTGAAATCACGGTTTCCATCGTAATTCAATTTAATTAGTTCTTCCATTTCATCGGGTGTAATCCATGAATTGAATTGAACCATCTTTTTATCTAAGTCGTAGTCAGCGCTTTGCATCGCTGCATGTTTACTTTCAAGTCTAGTAAAAAAATTCATGTTTTTATTCCTTAATTTCAATAGAGAATTTGCCAATTTCTGTAGTGCGACATTGCTCCAACATTTCACGAACAGCTGGTGGAGCAGCAGTGTATTTACGCTCTTCCACCGCATATGTAACTTTTGCGTAGTGGTTTGCGTCATCTGGCGTCATGGAGTTGAACACGCGGAATAATGCCGCTTGATCCCATGTTACCTTCTTGGCAACGGTCATGGTCAACACGTTATCGCCATCTACGATAGATGTTGTTCCAAAGTCTTTGCCAACAGCGCGTAATCTTTCACGCGCTACTGACAGATATGTCTCTTCTAATTTGTCTTCAATTTCTTTTAATTCATCGCGTAATACTGTGATTTGCATCTTTAGTAAAACGCGTTGAGACAACAGTTCATCACCATTCATGTCTTTCTCCTCAGTTGCTAGAACTAAAGACGTATAACAAGTTGCAACTACTTGCAACTACTTTTTTTTGGTGAGGTGTATTTCTATGCCAAGACAGGCCATCATCAACTTCTTTTTTAATTTAAATTCAGGGGTTTCCACCCCTTTTGCGTCTTCAACAATTTCTTCCCAATTGCCATTTTTATCTTGAAGTTGATAACAAAAGTCTGCAACATACGCGCAAATCTTTTGGCCGTTCACAATCAGGTTGTAACGTTTTTGAAGTTCCAACTCTTTGACGATTCCGCCGCGCTCCATTGCCTTAATCAAGCCGTATCGCTCTGACTCCCACTTGGAGTCAAACTTAATTCCGTCGATGACAACTTTCTTGTTACCGTACTTCGGCCTTGACCTATGCAGTCTGGGATTATATGTTGGTGGTATGGACATTGTTGGAAGGATAACCCATATGCCAAAACCGGGCAAGTACAAATCTGTGGCTCTCAATGGCGAGGCGTATGATAAGTTAGTTTACATCTCCGATAAGGAAGACCGCGCTATGGGCCGTCAGCTTGGGCGCATGATAGATGAAACTTACGAAGTCATTATCGCCAAAGAAAACGCCAAACGTGGGTTTAGACCTACTTCTGTAGGCATTGGCGGGCTTTCATCCGCCAATGGATCATCGTCTATTATGGGCGATTAAGAAGTCCAGCGTTTCCTAGACCACCAAGTAAAGTAGCTGCCACTGAGGGATCTCTGGCGGCTCTTTGCCGTAGCTGCTCTATACCAACGTTCTGTTGCAGCTTCTCAATAACGCCTAACTGACGTGTTGGTCCTTGAGTTTGGGATGGGGCGGGGACGTTGAAGATGTCTTCAAACCCGGATTGCTCAACATTAGGAACACTTGTTCCTGTTTCTTGATATTGCATCAATGACCGAGGTACAGTCTGCTTTGTTACTCTACTTGTTTGGGAAGCTACATTGCCAATACCACGAACAATATTACCAACCTTGCTTGCCATAGCTCCAGCAGAACCAACATCAACGCCAGACTCAGCAGCGGCCTCAGTCATCATAGACATAACAGCATTACCACGTTCAGCAGCTGTCATGTTTGCAGATCCACGACGCATCTGAATATAGCGCTTAACGGTTTCAGGATTGCTTAAAACCTTTGACAGGCTTCTGTATTTACCCAGTGTCAGCATGGCATTTAGGGGGTGTGAGAATATCTTTGCCCAGATAGTACCCGCCGCAATGGAGCCCTCTTTACCAACATCTCCCAACGACTTTAGATCGTTCGCAAAACCTGACAGCGCTTCATGCTGATCTTTGCCAAGAAGGCGCTTCAGCGCTCCGGGCTTGTATGATTCAAGAACATCTGCAAGGGCTGATGCGCTTTTTGGAGACTTGAAGATGTCTTGGTCAACTGAATCAAGAATATCCTTAGTCACAACGTCGCGCATTTTTACCACGACTTGAGGCTGGTCGGCAAAGAACTCCATGATCCGCATAACTTCTGAATCAGTCCGTGCAGGGCTTGTAATGGCCCTTAGAGCGTCATCAACGGACAATGTTCCGTCTGATACCTTTTTCAACGTATCTACACTCATAGACTTATCTAGGTTCACTTGTGCGTCGAGAATGTTGCGCAGCGACTGCGTAATGTTCTCATCGCCTCCAGCTTTAGAAACACGATTAATTGTTCGTGAATCAAGACCTGTGACTTTTGATTTGCCAATTTGGTTTGAAAGGCGCTTTACTTGCTCCCAATCACCCCCAAATAGGACTTTCCCAGTCCCCTTTAGCTTGTCAATCTGGCGTTTAAAAGCAACCCCATTAAACTCTTCTGCATTATCCAACCCGCGCTTTGCTGAATCTAAAGCATCATCTAGGTAACGAGACGCTAATGCGGAACGTATTTCTTCAGGATTATCAATTGCCTTAAAAAGAGATGTCAAACGTTCTGGAGAGTCTGGGCGGATAACCTTGGTGAAGAATTGATCAGCAATAGCTCTGGGGTTTTCGCCTTTAAGGCCGTTGATTGATTTAATGATCCCAGTATCCTGCAACTTTTCAAAGCGCGTGATCCCTTCCTTGTATTTCTTAATGGCGTCCCAGCGTTGATCAGCCGCTTTCTTTAGAATAGTTTTATCTGCTGGGGTTACCCGGCCAGACAACGATATGCTATCAATGATGTTATCACCATCAAGCATAGCGTCTAGGATTTCACGAACTTTTGTAAGTTGTTTCGACGCTTCAGTTCCGACGCCGGGATTAAAAAACAAGTTGTCGTTTACGTTTTTACGCAATGACGCAAGATTTCTAAAACTAGCCCTGTCACCAAAATCACCAAGAGCGGAACGAACTATTTTTAGTTCATCTGGTAATAGCGTCAGGCCGCTTGTTTCCGCAAAATCGTCTATTGTTTTTTTAAGGACGTTTGTATCAAACAGCTTTAATCCACCGCCATCACGCATAACTTGACGGTTTCCAACGGTAACAGCTCCTTGAATACGGCCCAATATTTCATCAACAGCCCCAAAGTTATCCTTGGCTAGGGTGTTAAAGCCATCGTATGCTTTTGTGATGCTGCCAAGAGTCTGCGCGTTAAGGTCTACGCCTTCATCAGCGGATGTTTTCAGCAACTTAAAGCTATCGTCAATTGCCTTCAAATACGAATCGTGGGCTGTGTCCCGCGCAACTTTTAGCTTCGCAAGATTTGTTGGGGCAAAGAACATAACATCGTCGGTGAGTTCGCTTGCAGCATTGGGGGATAGCGTACTAAGAAATGTATTCTTTTCAGACAAGGCAATGTTCAAGTTGTTGTCAATACGGGCCTTAGTCTTCGATGCGTTTTCAGCGAATTTCTGTAAATAAGCTAGTGGCTTTGGAGCGCCAACAGACTCAAGCGATGGTACATAACCCTTGCCAAGAAGTCTGTCTGCCTGATTCAATTCAGCAGTTGCAATTTCGTCCAAAGGAGATGAAGCCCCACCACCCATAACACGGCTACCAAGCGCCTTACCTCCGCCCATGATACCACGACCAGCCAAGATGACTGCGGAACCAATAAGCTCACCACCAGCGCCTATAGCGCCCTCTATAGCTACGTCCTTGGCAATCTCTCCAAGGCTTTGCTTTTGGTATCCAAGCATGCCTTCAAATAGTTCTTCGATGGCCTGACCAGCGGCTGCACCCGCCCCTGCACCAGCAACAGCGCCAAGCCCAAGTGTGGGCGCACCAGCAGCAATAGCACCAGCTACAGAGCCGATTGTCTCTGGTAGTATCCCAGCCATGTCAGAGAAGTCACGCATAGAGAAGCCTTCGTCCTCAATGACAAGGTTCTTCCCGATTGGCTCCATACCACGGGCTTTCTGACCAGCTTCCGTTAGCGCCAAGCGACCAGAGTTATCACGGATAAAACCCTCTTCACCAACAAGACCGCTCAGAATGCCTTCGCGCTCCGCTTCAGTCTCACCAAAAGACATAAGAGAGCGAAGGGTGCCATCCCCACCTGTGGTGTAATCAAACTTTTCACGATCACGGCCAAGCCGCTCATCAACAAGTTGATCTAGGTTTTTACCTGAATTCAATCCAACAAATGACAATGAACTCATAAGGTCAGCAACTTCGGCATCAGGCTTGTCGGCCTTGATAGCTTGGAGTGCTTCATAGGCCTGATTCTCTGTAAAAGCTTTGGCCTTGATCCCTTGGAGCAAATTGTATTTGGTGATGTCATCCATATTATATTACACCTAATGCTTTCAAATCGGCCATCATTGACGAACGCTTATCTTCAGACAGTTCTGACTCTTGTAGCGCAGAACCGATATTGCGTCCAGTGTGCCTGTTCAACGTTGAAAGTGCTTGGTTGATGTCGACTTCTGTTCCTATAATAATGTCGTTAAACAAATCTTGGAATTTTTCTTTTAATATTCTTGGGTCAGACGTAATGGTTCTATCACCAACAATTTCTGTTACACGCAAACGGTCACCATCTGAAATTGTTTTGCCAGCCTCACCAAGAATTCTTGGAGCTTGTTTTGCTGCAATCTGCTTCAAGATTTTTATCATTTTGTCAGTTTCGGTTGCTTTTTCGCCAAATTGCACTCCGAATGCAGAAGCAAATGAGTTCAATTTGTCTATGGAGTAAGAAAAAGCGTTAGTGCCTTCGTTTAAAATTCCAAGATCAACAAATTGTTTTTTTGCTTTTTGGTTGTCTTGATACATGCGGGCAAGAGCTTCGTATTGCTGTTGACCATCACCGACAACCATAGGCTTGCCATTTGGGTTTTTGTTCGGCTCGTTGTAAAAAAGATCAATTTTAAATATGTCGTCAGTATTGCCGGGAAGCAATTGAACTGGCTGTGGGCTCGTCAAATACAATTCTTTGGCTTCAGGAGTCTTTATCACTTCTTTTACAATTTCACCCCACATAGAACCGGGAAGAACATCATATTTATCTGAAAAGTCTTTATTGTTTTGTAGCTTTTCAAGTTCCCAAACATTAAGGTTCTCAAGACGGCCTTTGCCTTCGCTTACGCCAGCCAAGAAACCCTTAACGTCTGTTGATTTTGGAACGACGTAATAGCCAGTGCGCTGCATTGCTTTTTCTTTAGCAGCTGTAGCTTTTTCTTTATCTGAAGATCTCATTTCCAAAGCATATTTTCCAGCTGCCGCAGAATTTGCGCGAGCTTCTGTTCGTGCCTTATCAAGTGCTGGCAGGGCCTTCTCACCAGCCTGACCAAGCGACTCAAGCATACGGCCAACATTAAAGCCCTTGCCAGCGCGATTCTGCATTGCAGCAAGACCAAACGCCATAAGCGCCTGACTTGTGTCGGCATTGCCGCTTACATCAAGCCCAGTTGCTTTTGCAAATTCAGCTTTATAATCTTCAAGTTCTTTTGGCGATGGAGCATCAGGCCCAGCGCCACGAACACCGCTGATGTATTCTTGGAATGCAGAGTCAAACAGCTCTTGAGCTGGGCTTACAGCAGCAGCAGCAGCATCTTTTGCAATCTGGGGGCGAGGGTCACTTCCACGACCACCCTGAACGTCTGACGGGATTGCTTTTGGCCCCAACGACCCAGAACCAGATTCTGTAACGCCACCGCTGAATACTTTACCAGCTTCTCTTTCCGTCGCTGGTATTATAGATCTTTTTGTCGCGGGGATTTGCGTATCAAAAGCAGGAATGCCAAGGTTTTCATCGTTGAATATGTCTGTCATGTCTTCAGGGCCAAAGCCGCTAATATCAGGGCCCCCACTTGGGCCAAACCGTCTATCGCTAAAACTTTTAAATTGATCCCCGGCGAATGAACCCATCCTGTCGGCTAAGTCTAAGGTAGACTGTCCTGCTTCAGGTGCGCCGAATGCCGACATTCCAACACCAGCCCCTGCCGTCAAAGCAGCTCCTAATCCAGACGCTGTTCCTTTCCCCAAGTCCCAAACATTCAATGCAGCAGATGATAATTCATTTCTAAGGGGTGACAAAGAGTCAGAAATACCTTGAGCGGCCCCAAGGCCACGTCTTGCAAGTTCAGCGTTTCTGATTTTTACAAGATCAATTTGTGGATCAGCCATATCAGCCCCTTAACCTGTTCTTTGTTGGTTTACGCCTTGCAACGTAGAGTATGCGCCAATGCCAGCAATAAACGGATTAACCGTATATGATGGATTTGTATTATATTGGTTTGAAACACTTGCAGACGGAGTTCCGCTCAAAGCACCGTATGCGTAGCTGTACGGCATTAGCGCTTGCTCAGTTCCGCGCATATCTTCTTGACGGCCAATGTCAATGCCTTGCTGATCGTATGTGCGCTCTGCACCACCAAGGTTATACATGAAGCTCATATCGGCAGGAGTAAGTGCGCTATACACACGTCCAATATCTGCCCCCGTAGCGGCCAAGTTCCCGTATTGTGATCCAACGTCAGCCTGTGAGCTGCCAATGGTCCCTAGAGCCTGTCCTAGCCCTCCGTAGAGGCGTCCTGCTTCAAGGCTACGGGTCTTCTCGTCTGATAGAGCTTTAGTCTGTGCTTCAGCCGACGATAGGCCCATAGAGCGATACAGATCGGCTGCTTTAAGAACACGTTCTTCTGCGCCCTCAAAGGATGTAGCTTCTTGGCCAAGAACCGCCTGACCAATGCCTGATTGTAGCTGACCAGCCGTCATTTGGCGTCCCATGCCGCTTTCATAAGCAGTCTGCTTGGCCTTTTCGCCAGCTTCTGCAATATATGACTCAAGTTGCGCACCCGTTAAGCCTCTGGTAGCACCATCCTCATACGCCTTTTGACGTGCAGTTTGTTCGGCTTGGTTGATTGTTCCAGTAACTTGGCCAGCAGAAATATCGCGAGTAGCTCCCTGCTCATACGCAGTCATACCAAGAGTATTCATAACTCTGGCAACTTCAGCTTCAAGGCCAGCGCCTGTTAGGCCACGGGCGCGAGCGTCTTCATATGCTTTAGCTTCAATCTGTGTACCTGTTGAGCCAAGCTGGCCAGTAATGCCAGAAGCCTCAAGAGCGCGTTTACGAGAAGCTTCGTCAGCCGTCATAGCGCCGCTTAATGCTTGTGTGTATCCTGATGACAACAGGTCTGATATTGTTTTGTTCTTCTCTTGGGCAATAGCACGTTGGGTTTCTGCGGCCTGAACGCCAGCGCGAGATCCACCAAATGCACCAGCGCCGACTGCTTTTGCGGCTTGGCCCTGAAGAGCAACGTTACCTTGGCGGTTAATTTGCTCCATAGCATTATCAATGACTTGCTGTTGGTATGGATTCATAAAGTCTTGAACAGCAGAATTAGGGTCAAACTTGCCAAGACCTTGGCTCGCCAGTTCAAAGGCGGTGCCTGTGCTTTCATCAAAAGCACTCTTTGCACCGAATTGGCCTTGACCTCCTGAAATCAAATCTTGCGCAGTTCCAAAGCCAGTATTGTCTACACCATATGTACCACGGCCAGACTCAAGCATGCCAAGCGCCTTATCATATGCGCCTGTGGGGGTACCGTACTGACCAGTGTTTGATTTTATTGAAGCTAAAGCAGTTTTATAGGCATTGGGGTCAGTGACGTATGATCCCAATCCACCCTTTATAGATGTATTTGCGTCCGAAAATAATGTTTTTGCTCGGCCTTGGGCATCGTATAAATCTGTGCCTTTTCCGACTTCGCCAGTGGCCTTTTTAAGCTCGGCGTCGTAAACGCTTTTTGCGTCAATAGCGCCAGTTCCACCAGTTATTGCTGTTTTAGCCGTTGGGAAGTAAAGCTCGGCATCACCAAGCGTACCCACACCAGTCGCTAACGAACTAGCTGCATCAGGTAAGTAACGAGGGGTGCCTGTCGCATCCAAGAAGTAAGGTTGAGCGCGATCAAGGAACCCCTGTTGTTTTTCAGTCGTATCAAGCATGCCAGTAACGGCTGTTTCAAGAGGGTCACGTCCCGCTTGCTCATATTCAGGAATTGTAAATAAATCAGGGTACGCTTCAGCGTCAATAAGACCTCCGCCGAATGTAACGTTACCATCAGCGTCTGTTGTTGGCGTCCCAAAGATTTGGTCTAAAAGAAGCTGTTCCCGCTCCTCAATATACTGCGGGCGGCGGGTAATATATTCTTGTGTTGTCGTTTCTGACATTACGCCATTCCCTCAAGTTTTCTTTGCATCTTGTAAGCGTTCTCGATACCAGTGCGCTCGTTACCACCACCAAGACCTTTTACCGCATCTTTTGTCAAAACAAACTCTCCAGCCATCAGCATAGCAGGAACATCGTCTCTCTTTCCAGAGCCTTCATTTGGCATTATACCACCATTCCGGCGAGGAAAATACTGTGGATATGTAGTCCCACCATTTGCCATTGGTCGCATAGTATTTACAGACACACGGCGATCACCGAAGCCAAATGGGCGTTGTGCGCGTTTAGCGCCTTCGTCAACTTCTTCTTTATCAAACAGCGACGATAGCAATTGAGCGCCAAGACCACTAATCAAAGCCTCACCAGCTTTTGTGTTTAAAAGACCGCCAAGAAAACTGCCTTCTTTCTCCAAACCGGGTGCAAGTTTAGAAGCAATTTCACCATAACCAAGGAGTTTGGGGTCCCATTGACGGGTTCCAACAGGCGCTTGGGAAACAGATGTTGGGTTCAGTGCTTGTGAGAGAACATCACCAGACCGCCCCTGCGGGCCGCCCACCTGACTGATCGGCGGACCGTTTTTGGAAGACATGTCCGCTCTAAAGTTAGCAAGGTCAGATGGTCCTTCACCACCAGAACGGTCGCCAAAACCAAAAGCTTCTCCAGCTGAATAATCTCCAGACAACATACCAATTCCACCGCCAATAGCAGCGGAAATAAGAGCTTCACGCAAGTCAGGCTTTTTGCCACGAACAACGTCAGTTACGAGCTTTGCCGTAGCAGAGCTGCCAGCGGGGCTTGTAAGGATTCTTTTACCAATATCCCAAACATCGCTCCAACTGAAAAATTCAGGAAGTCCTGTATTTGGGTTATTGCTGTTGTTCTGTGCGCCAACGGTATATCGACGCGGGTCCATACCTTGTGACATTAACGCAGAGTTGATGCCTTGCGCCAAGTCAGGGCGGTTTCTCAGAACATTTGTAGGAACAATCTTTTCGCCCGGCGTAACGTGCGCCATTTGCGTGTCCCCGTAGCGTCCCATTCTTGCCATGTCTTGCATCATCTTAAACCCCTGCGGTGTTATATATGCAATTTACCAAAGTTTTTACCATATGGCTATAGCGTAGAGCTATTTATAGCTTCAGGTGCAGTAACAAGAACATTTGTACTGCGTGATTCGCTCCCAGTCCAGCTATTGCCGCAATCCGGGCAGTTGCCGTTTGGGTACGAAGCGATCTCTTCAGGTGTGTCTACAGCGTTATTGCAATTAGCGCAATGAACAGTGTCAACGCTTGAAGATGGTCGCCATTGGCTTCCGTTGCTCATAGTAATAATTGTTTCTGTCATGGTGTACTCACTGTTACGGTTCCAACGACCCCTGTACCAGCGCTTCCGCGCACATATGGGGAATTCGGCAAAGGCACTCTTAAAGCCCCACCGTGGCTAAAAACAGACCCGTTCTCTAGCCCAGAGTCGTCTGTTTGCAACGCTGTAAAGACAGTAAATGTGTTTCTGCCTTCTCCAGCATTTTGGATTTGTTCTAGGTATATCGAGTAAGACCTTAAAACTTCAGCAAAATACTGATGACTGTATTCAGTTGGAGGTACTGGAAAGAATGGTAGGGTTAGATTTCGACTCATCTGCGCCCATCCGGTCTAATATCGACTCTAGGCGAACCAAGTCTCCAAGCCACACCAACTTCGTCGCTGGAGATTTTAAATGCAAAGGATCTACC